AGCGTAATATAAGGCTTATGAAATATAGCATCGTAATACCAACCTATAACAATTGCGATAAATACTTAAAACCCTGTATTGATTCAATTGTTAAATACACCGAAATGACCGACATCGAGTTGGTCGTTTCTGCTAATGGATGCACTGATAATACAAGGGCTTATCTGGACTATCTTGAAACTGCCATTCCTAATTTGGAAATAGTATGGGATAGCGCCCCTTTGGGTTATGCTAAAGCTACTAATAAAGGCATAAAAGTCTGCAATTCAGATAAGATTGTGCTGCTCAATAATGACACAGTTTTGCTTGAACAGCCCAAGAATCAATGGCTGGAAATGCTGGATAAACCCTTTAGCGACAATGATAAGTGCGGCATTTCCTGCATCATCAAGGGGCATTCCGAACCAGCAGGGCGCGATTTTGCGGTATTCTTTTGCGTTATGGTGCATCGCAAGGTGTTTGATGCCATAGGGCTTCTCAATGAAGAATATGGTGTTGGTGGCGGAGAAGATACAGAGTTCTGCATTGAATCTGAAAAAGCCGGATTTGAAGTCTGTGAAGTGTTTGAAAAAAAATGGGCTGATAATACCTATACAGGTGTCTTTCCTATCTATCATGCGGGTGAGGGAACAATGCACGATACTGAGTTAGTCAAAGATTGGAGCAATATATTCCTGCTCAATTCCCTTCGTCTGGCTAAGAAATACAATCGTGATTGGTACAGATGGCGGCTTTCAAATTATTGGGAGCGCGCTGTATTTCTTAAAGGCGATCCGGTGTTTCCAAGAGAAGTCACGCGCTATGAATGGGCCAATAAGAATCGCATTGGCAATAAAATTTTAGAGATTGGCTGTACTGATGGCTATGGTATTCAATTCTTCCCAAAAGATATTGAGTACACCGGAGTGGACTATGACCCTATCATTATAGAAGTAGCCAAAGAACAGGAGTGGAGCTATAACGCTGAATTTATCAGCGCGGACATAAATGATTTCCCGCTTGGACAATACGATACCATAGTTGCTTTTGAAGTCATTGAGCACCTTGATACCGGACTGAAAATAGTCAGAAAATTGCAGAACCATTGCAAGCGTCTGTTAATTACAGTGCCCATGAATGAACCTGTGGGTTTCTGGGGGCCGCATCACAAGCTGCATGGTCTTAATGAATCACACTTCCCCGGATTTGAATTTAACTACATCAATGAAGCCGGTGAAATATCGGATAAAGCTATGCCCATTGATGACAAGAATCGTCTTAATCTGATGATATGCCGGTGGACTAATGGCTAAAATTCTATGTTCAGTGGCTACGCGAGGCAGGTATTTCACTACGCTGCCCTTGGTGCTGAACGCCATTATCAATCAGACGCGCCTACCTGATAAGTTAATCATCTTTGATGATAATGATGATCCGCAGGATATGCGTAAGGAAATGCTATATACCTATTTTTTTCAAATACTGGATATTAAGGGTATTCAATGGGAATGGTTGTTCGCAGATAAAAAAGGCCAGCATCATATTCATCAACGCGCGAATAGCATGGGGTTTGAATGGGTATGGCGCGTTGACGACGATGCAATACCTGAGCCTAGTGTATTAGAGCGTCTGTTCAGTTATACCGCTTTGAACATAGGGGCTATAGGTGGCAGCATTCTGACGCCGCCAATCCCGCGAATTTCCGCTTCAACCGGGCGAATAACAGATATTGATATAGAAAATAATATCCAATGGGGTGAAATAAGAGCCCAGAAGGAAGTGGAGCATTTACATTGTTCATTCCTGTATCGCGCCGGAGTGCATGACTACAACTTGGGGCTATCTCGTGTGGCCCATCGGGAAGAAACATTGTTCACTTATGGCCTTTTCAGAAAAGGCTACAAGCTATTGGTAGTTCCAAACGCAAATACTTGGCACTTCAGGAACCATGAAGGCGGCATTCGCAGCGAAACCAAGGAAGAATTGTACCATCACGATGAGCAGATTTTCAGGAATGTGCTCAAGTTCAAAGACAAAACAGTGGTAGTTCTGAATGGTGGGTTAGGCGATCACATCGTCTTTAGCAAAATCCTCCCTGAAATCAAGAACCCAGAACTTTTTACCTGTTATCCTGAAGTAGTGCCGGGTAAATCAATAGCGGAAGCGCAACATCTGTTTGGGGATATTGACCAGTGGAATGTATATAAAAAGATGGACTTGTGGAAGTGGAAGGATAGTTTGGAAAATGCTTACCGGAAATTATATCTATGATAATTATTTCCCCCTACACCAAAAAACTGATTAGCGGCAAGCAGAACCCCAAAAATTACCCGTTCTGGCGGGAATTGATTGCCTTAATTGACGAGCCCATCATACAGATAGGAATTGAAGGCGAAGAACAGCTAGTGCCTGATTTTCGCAAAAATTTACCTCTTGCCGAACTTATACTTTTGCTCAAGGAATGCCGCACTTGGGTAAGCTGCGATAGCTTTTTCCAGCATCTTGCATGGAGTGAGGGAAAACCGGGTATAGTTCTATGGTCGGTATCAGACCCGCTTATTTTTGGGCACCCTGAGAATATTAACCTTTTGAAAAGTAGAAATAACTTAGCAAAAAACCAGTTTTTATGGTGGGAATTTGTACCCCACGACGCTGAAACCTTTGTATTTCCGACGATAGTGCTGGAAAAATTAGCCTGTGGCTGAAATCTGGGCTATTCTTGTTTTTTTTGTTGTGCTATATTGCATCAAAATAGTAATCCCTAAATAAAGAGGCTGAAAATGGCTCAAAATACCATCACTATTAATTCCGAATTAATGCTATCTATTTTTCAGTATCTTGAAAATAGGCCCGCCAAAGAAGTATTCCAGTTATTGACACTTTTAGGTCAGGCTTGCAGCCCACAATTCCAAGCTATCCAAGATGCGGCTAACAGCGCAGCAGCTACTCCTGTTGAGCCTGCGGCTCCAACGGATAGCGCCACGCCCGATAGCGCCTCGGTGAATTAAGTTGAGCCCCGATTGGCAAGTCATACTGGATATAGTATTGTCAGCCATTTTAGCTTCTTTAGGGTGGTTCGCCCGCCAAATATGGGAGATGATAGCCACCTTAAAAGATGATTTAACTAAAATCGAAGTAAGCCTCCCAACGAATTATGTAAGGCGAGTGGATTTCGAATCCAGATTTGATAAGATAGACAAAGCGCTGGATAAGATTTTCACCAAACTAGACGGTAAGGCGGACAAATAATGAGAGGGTATTTTCCGTGGTGGGGATGGTTTTTTGGGATGGATAAGAATACCCCTGCGGGTATTTCTCCTGCTGTTGAAGAAAATCTGATCGTTACAATCAATACCCGGCCTACCAAGAATAAAAAAGCCCCCACAAAGCGCGCTGCGCCCGCCAAAGCCGCCAAGACTATCAAGCCCACTGCAAAGCCCACTGCAAAGCCCACTGCAAAGCCCACTGCAAAGCCCACTGCAAAGCCCACTGCAAAGCCCCCCAAGAAACCATCAAAATGAATACTCTGCTGAAAGCGTTAAAATCGCGGACAGTTTGGTATGGTATCGTAATAATGGCGTTAGGCGGGGCTCAAATGTTTGCTCAAGACATTCCTGTGAGGCCGCTATATCAAGCCTTGTTCTATCTCACAGCCGGGTTATTTATCATCATCCTAAGATTTGATACTGACGATTCTATTTCAGACAAATGATAGATAGCCCAATAAACAAACGCCGATCCCTCGGAGCATTGGTCATTTCGGCAAGTCTGTTGGTGGGTACAGCCATCAACGAAGGATACACCAGCCGCGCCGTGCAGCCCTTGCCGGGGGATAAGTTGACCATCGGCTTTGGTAACACTGCTGGTGTCACTAAGAATAGCGTAACCACCCCTGTACGCTCTTTAATTACCCTTGAAAATGATCTGGAAGGCCGCAAAGCAGCTATAGCAAAGTGTGTCCATGTGCCGCTCTATCAATATGAATTAGACGCCTATATGGATTTTGCCTACAATGTGGGCACTTCAGCCTTCTGCAAATCCACCTTGGTAATCCGGCTTAATACCCAGAATTATGCCGGGGCTTGTAATGAATTGAAGCTTTGGACACAATTTCACGGAAAGTACAATGCTGCACTTGCCAAGCGCAGGGATAGGGAATACAACACTTGCATGGGCTTTGATACTATAAGGACAACAAATGCTAACCCCTAGCCAGATTATACTAATTGTAACGGCGGGTATTATTTTCTTATTTGGAGCTTTCATAGGTTTTAAAATAGGGGACGCGCGGTTACACGCATTTGAAGCCGTAATTAAAATTCAAACGCAAGCTCAAGAAGCGCGTACTAAAAAAGTTGAAGCTGAAAGCACTAAACAAACTCAGGAGATAAATGATGCTTACCAAGCTGGCATTACTAGCCTTAATCAGTATTACACTAAGCGGTTGCGCGACGCCACCATTGCCCAAAGATTGCCCGCCATTCCCAACACCACCATCAGCTTTAATGACCCAACCAGCCACGCATTTCTTGCTAACGATCCCAAAATAGCAGACTACGACATTCTGGCGGGTCAGTGTGCTGCAACGACTTTGCAGCTTGAAGATTTGCAGAAGTGGGTTAGAGAACAAGCAGCAACATTAAAATGAAATACCAGTTACAACCAATACGACTTTTTAGAAAAGGTAGCAAAATGAAAAAAATACTTTTTGTTTTATTTTTTATTTCTTTAAACGCTCATTCAGCAAACATTGGAATTTGTAAAAATCAAGAATATGCTTTATGTGCTGCTTCTGCTGCAATTCCTACTGGAAAAACCATAACAGTTCAAGGAAAAACTTTTCGAGAAGGCGTGGCAGTTTGCCCGATTTTGACTGGGGATTCTATTGCCAATTTAGATCTTATGAACGGATCTTGCGATCATGCCCCTAATAAAGTTTGGTCTTTGTTTGGAATTCCTCCACAAACAAGTTATCCACAAGGTCCAAGCTGGACTACTGTTACCGCAACTGTTAGAACTTTTACAATAGGACAAACACCTACAACAGGCATGAGCAATATGTGGAGTTTTCCATGTGAAATTCAAGCTAAATCAATTAATGGCGTAAAACTAGCTAGTTGCTATGGTCCGATTATGGAAAGCCCTTGGAATAATGGTCATGTTCAACAAGGTGAAAAGGCATTTACTCAAGCTCCAGCAGGAGCAACCTATCCTGTTGGTGGAAATATAGCTAAATAAATAAAGAAAAAGTGATTAGTTATGAATTATTCAAAAAACGGACTTCATTTAACTGAACAATTTGAAGGCTGTAAGCTTACTGCTTATCCTGATCCCGGAACTGGCTGGGCGCTTCTGCACCAACCGCTAAAAAAGTACGCTAACTAATATGACTGATATTTTGGAAGATGCAGCAGAATATGAGCAGCACCAAAGAGACGCATCCATAAAAGAAGTGCGCGAACGCAAAGCCATGCCCTTTACAGGCCGCTGCTTGATCTGCAACACCCCCATAAAAAAAGGGCAGCTCTGCGGCGCGGATTGCCAGAATGATTATGATTTGGAACAGCGAATCAAACAAATATCGGGGAATTTTCTGTTGCGTAGCAGACGTTAGCCAATTCCTTCTGCATCCCATCCATAGCTACAGGGACTGTGTAGACGTATTTCGTTTAGTGTTGTATACATCATTAAAGTCCTTAAGAATTGGGTACTTATTTTCACGATACTCTTTGTTCTGCTTCGCCATTTCAGCAATCACTTCTGGTGTAAATACATGCGCTCGTTTTTCGTAAGGATTTGACATTATAGGGCTCCCATAATAATTACTACCGCCATACTTTTAGCTTCCAGCTAGTAGCCACTCTTTAAAATATGTACGCGTTTTTTCGCCGTTGATTGCATTCGTTCATCGGCCTTTAACGCAGCTTTTTGATCTTTAGCCCAAAGCAGTCGCGCTTTCACAAATTTTTTACCGCGTTGTAAAACAGGCGTTTGGGCTTCCGTTGAGGGGACACCAATTATGATACGTCCTTTGAGCCCCATACTAAGCCGCCAGCAGCGCTAAGGCGCGGTCTTTGATCTTGTCGCCGTTGCCAAACCATGCTGAATTAAGGCGCGCTTCGCTGCTTCTAGCTGGTGCCCAATGGTCATAGTATTCAGTTACGGCGTTCAGCATTCCCCATTTGGTATGCCCCACCAGATCAATGCCTTTAGCATCGTCTTTGAATAGCGTCAGAATCCGGCGATAGGCGCGGTTATCTGCTATATCATAATTTTCCTCTTTGACTTGGGTTACTGGGGTTAACAGATCAGCCAGAAACGCTACTGCGTCTTTAGAGGATAGCTTCTGCTCTTGTAAAGATTGCGCCATACCCATGAAAGCACCAAAGCTGGCTACGGCTTCACCTAGTTGCTGTTTTACTGCCGCGTGATTAAAGCTTTTAATATGGCTAAAGGAAACCGAATTAGCCATATCATTATGAGCAAGGCTAAGGGTATTGTTACAAACAACGCGAATAGTAGTAAAACGAGCAGTGGTCGCCAGAGTTCGATCACAAGAACTGCTAAGAAGCAGGAAACCGCCAAGGCCATCATCATTGCACACCTCCCCAAACTGCCCGGTTTCAGCCAACGCCCAGAAGCGCTTGCCGCCAAATAGCGTACCTGCGGTGCGAATTTTAAAATCATTCTCGTCCATCAGATCGCGGAAAAATTCCAGAATTTCACCGGGTTGTACCGGGTTATAGCGGTCAGATACTATGCCTAAAGGGGCATGGGTATCAGAACGATGTAAAACATTCTGGCCGGGAAAAGGAATGGAGAACATATCACCTTCCAATGTATATTCCACCGGGGATTTTTGTATTTCCCAATCCATGCCAGCAGCAACACGCCATTCTTCAATAGAAGCATCTTCTTCCAGTTCTTGCCCCATACCATGCCAAGGCGTGTCACCCACAAAAGCCATTTCAACAAAGCCATTTTTTCGTACACTTAGTTCATGCGCCATGATTAAACCCTCTTTGCTTGAGATAAAATTTCAATGCGTTCTCGGTCTGCTCTTAAAATAGAATACCGTTGATGCAAACGCCGTAAGATTGATAACCGTTTTTCACCTGCAAGTTCTTCATTTAATAGGCTTAATACTTTTTCTTCTGAAAAACTGTGCAACTCGTTATTTAATACACGCCAAGTTAAATGCGCCATAATTACTACCTCCGAGAATTCAATATACGCTGTCAAATACTTTTTGACAAGAGTTTTAATCGACTTTCAAGAATATCCACCGCTTTTTTCACTTTTTCGTGGCTTTTCTTAGCTGCGTTATACCGCCGGGTGCTGATTTTAAGGTCTGCCTTGGCAATGGCTAGGGTCAGTTTAAGAAGTTCAATTCGTGTCATTTCAGTTCTCCTAATGCTATATCAGCTAGAGATTGTTTATCGTGCAAAGAAGCTAAAATCCGTTCGTCCACAGTGCTATCAGTAAGCAGTATGTAACACCACACATCATTTACTTGCCCGGTTCTATGCAAGCGGCCTATACACTGCTCAAACAATTCCATAGACCACGGTAGGGATACAAACACAATCTTGCTGCCACCGTATTGCAGGTTAAGGCCGTGCGCGGCTGATTTGGGGTGTAGTAACAGCAGTTCAATTTCACCCCTATTCCAGCGATCCTTGGCGTTGCTGTCATCCAAAGTCTGCGCGTGAGGATAGCGGCGTTTGAGTTCAGCCAATTCCTCCTTATAGTTGTAAACGAGAATAGTATTAGCGCGTTGATTTTCCGCTAGTATTTCTTCCAGCAAATCAAAACGATGGGTGGAAAACCATATCGGGCGTTGAGTAAGGATAAATTTACCCGGCTTATTAGGATTGGGCGTTCGCGTGGTTTCATACACGAAGCCGCTTGCCATTTGCTGTAGCTTGCCCACTACTACCGCTGCGTTTTGGGCTACAATTTTGGCATCGGGGAAAGATGCTACAAAGTTGTCCTTCATTTGCTTGTAGGCCGCGCGCTCTGGAAAATCACAATGCAGCTTGACCGTATGCAGCATTGGTAGCTTGTCCCGATACTCCGCGTTATCCAACACGAAGGTAGCGGGCTTGATGCGTTGCATTACCTGTTCCAATGATCCTCTCACCGGCTCCCATTGCCCGAAGTCGCGGTTAATGCAGACAAAATACTGCTGTAAAAAAGCACTCTTGGAGCGGCCTAATAGCGTTTGATCTATGATCTTGCATTGCCCGAAGGTATCTTCCAAGCCGTTGCTGGTAAATGATCCTGTCAAACCCCAGCGGATATTAATAGATGTTAGCCATTTTAGAACTGCTTTATAGCGTACTCCTGAAGGCTCTTTTAGTTTGGTCAATTCATCAAAGATAACCCCATCAAAAGAATGGGCAGAGGGCAGCGATTGCAAGTTGTCATAGTTAGTAACCACTATCTCCGCATCAGAGGCAAATGCTGCTGCGCGCTTCTTAGGAGTGCCTACGGCTATAGCCATAGTAATGGTAGGAGCCCAATTCAGGCGTTCCTGATCCCATACATCGGTACAGACGCGCTTTGGAGCCACCACCAGCCATCGCTTAACATGACCTGCTTCAAGCATTTCCTTCATGGTGGTGAGGGCAATAGCGGTTTTGCCTGCCCCTACAGGGGCTAGGATCATGGCGCGGTCATGCTCGAACAGAAAATCCGCGCCGCGCTCTTGGTAATCTCTTAATTGCATTGTGTTTCTACCCATTGAGTCACCTGTTCTTTTGACCATAAGCAAATATATTTTTGCTGCAATGCAATAACTTCAGCAGCAAAAATTTCTTGCAGTTTAGATAACTTTCCCTTAGCCTGTTTGATCTCAACAAACCACGTTTCGCCGTTAGGAAAACAGACAATACGATCAGCGACGCCGCTTTGGGATACCGACTTGAATTTGTAGGTTTTTCCACCTACCAATGCGATAGCCCATATAAGGTGCTGCTCTATGTCGCGCTCTAAGTCATTCATGGAGGCAACTATAAAGTATAAAAAAGTATTTGACAAGTTGTTTGTATGTGCTATATTGATCGTTCAAATTAAATTAACTAAGGGCAAATAATGAAGCATTCCTCTATCGTTGGTGGTTCCACCGCTTCCCGCGTAATTAACTGCCCCGCCTCAGTAAATCTGGTAGCAAAAATGCCGCCCCAGTCATCCAGTACATACGCAGATGAAGGCACACTATTGCATAATGCTATGGCTGAAATTCTTGATCATGGCTTACAGCCACAAGAAGTATTGGGCATGGCCTATAAGGGGCATGTGCTATCGCAAGAACTCTTGGAGGATAAAATACTCCCCGCCCTTTCCAAATTAAGTGAATTAGACCCGCACAGTACAATGGAATTTATGCCTGAAGTTGAAGTCAACTTTGGCGATTTTATGGCGGGCGTATTTGGTTCTTCTGATCTGATTGGGCGTATTGACAATCGCGCTCTTATCTTGGACTGGAAATTTGGTTCTGGCATATTGGTAGAAGCGGAAGAAAATATGCAAGGGCTGTTCTATGCCGCCGCTGCCATGCGAACGCCTAATTTAGCGTGGGTGTTCGATGGTGTATCAGAAATAGATATAGCCATCGTGCAGCCGCCAGCCATGAAGGTATGGCGCACAACCGTTAAACGCGTCAAAGCCTTTGAACGGCAGTTAGTAGCTGCGGTGCGTGAATCGAGCCGTGAAAATGCAACGCTTGCTACGGGCTCTCATTGCCGCTGGTGTACTGCCAAGACTATTTGCCCTTTGATGACCGGAGAGGCGGATAGAGCATTGGCCACGCAACTGCAAGGAATACAGCCCGAACAGCTTAGCGCCTTTTTAGCCAAAGCTGATTTATTGGAAAACTTGGTATCTGCGGCGCGAGGTTTGGCCCATCAGTTGTTAGAAGCGGACATTCCTGTTCCCGGCTATAAATTAGTAGCCAAGCGCGCATCACGACAATGGATCAGCTCTGACAAAGCTATCATCGGCTTAACAGCGTTGGGCATAGAACTAAACGAACTGATTAAGGAAGAACTTATCTCACCAGCGCAAGCGGAAAAAGTGCTTAAAAAACACAATACCAAACTGCCTGATGAATTAGTAGTTTCTGTCAGTTCGGGAAGTACGTTGGTAGAGGACAGCGATCCACGACCTGCGGTGTTGCAAATCGGACGGCAACTCAATGCTGCCCTTTCTAAATTAACTTAAATTAAGGATAACAAATAATGTCAGCTATTACTTTATTCAAAAACGCGGGATTGCCAGCATTAAAAGCATTGGCAGAAGGACTCCGTACAAATGCCAAAACTTCAAATGGCGATAGCACCCTGCTTAAGATGGACAAAACCGGGCACTGGAATTATGGTGTGGATCAGACAGAAATTGAGTCCGGTGCGTTGTGGGTTGTAAACCCCTTTTCGTTCATTCACGGCTTTGTTGCTTGGGGTGATGGTGAATTGCTGGGCGAGCGTATGGTAGCTATTACACAGCCTTTGCCGCCGTTGGAAGAAGCCCCCGCTGGTGCCCGTAAGGGATGGGAGCAGCAAATCGGTTTTACTTTGGTTTGCACTACCGGAGTTGATGAAGGGTTAGAAGTGCGTTTTGCTACCGCTTCTGTTGGCGGACGCCGAGCAGCGCAAAATCTCGGCAGTGAAATTGCAACGCACATTATGACAGACCCGACTACACCTGTAGCTACGGTCTGTCTGAAAAGCGAGCACTATATCCATGATCGCTATGGTAAGATTTTCACCCCTATTTTTGAAATTGTTAAGTGGGTGTCAATGGAAAACACCGATCCAATGCTTAAATTGGAAGAATCGGGGGTTGAAGCTGAAGTTGAAGCTGAAGCTGAAGAAGCCCTTGCTGCTCAAGCCGAAGCACCCGCTGCCGGGCGCCGCCGCCGGGCAGTTTAATCGAAGGTTTTGCCGCCGCAGAAATGCGGTGGCAATTTTTTGAGTTCTATATGTCTATGCTCTGGCTCGATTACGAAACAAAAAGTCGCTGCGACCTGATTTTATCTGGGTCGTATAATTATGCTCAACACGCTTCCACGGATGCGCTGTGCATGGCGTATGCTTTTGATGATGAAGAAGTACAACTGTGGTTGCCTACTGATCCTTTTCCACATGATGTTGCTGATTATTTCAAATCAGGTCATCAAATTAGAGCGCATAACGCCTCTTTTGATCGGCTCATTACTTGGTATGTTATCTGTTCTCAGTTTGGTGTGCCGGAGCCGCGCTTAGAATCTTGGTATTGCACCGCAGCACAAGCCCGCGCTAACTGCTTCCCCGGTTCCTTGGAAGATGTAGGGCGTTTTGCTGGCATGGGGCTAAAAAAAGACCCGCGTGGAGCTTATCTTATCCGTCAGTTAAGCATCCCAAATAAAGATAGTGAATTTAGTAGCGATCCTGAATTGCTTGCAGAAATGTATGAATACTGCAAACAAGATGTAAGGGCAATGAGAGCTATAAGTCAGGGGATGCGTGGCTTAACTCCTGAAGAATTGCAGGACTATCATAGAAACGAAGAAATTAATGATCGCGGTGTATTGGTAGATGTGCCTTTGGCTACTGCCGCTACGCAGTATGCAGCCGCAGAATTAAAGGAAGTAGAAACCCTTGTGCAAGATATTACCAAGGGCGCTATTACAAGTGTTAGAAGTCCTAAAATGCGTCAGTGGGTACAAGAACGACTTGGGCCGGAAGCATTGAAGTTAATGACCGTATTTAAGGATGGTGAAGCTAAACAATCGGTTGATAAGACTGTTAGAGCCAATCTACTGGCTATGGCAGAAGAATATCCCGATGAAGTACCGGCAGATGTAGCTGATGTGTTGCAGTGCGCTACAGATATTTGGGCCTCAAGCGTTGCTAAATTCACGCGTATGGCTAATTTAGCCGATATAGAAGATCATCGGGTACGCGGGGCTTTTGTTTTTAATGGCGGTAGCGCTACAGGCCGATTGGCTTCTTATGGATTACAGCTACAGAATATGGCCCGCAAGACAGCTAAAGACCCTGTAGCGGTGCGTGAAGCCATGCTGGGTGGTCAATCCCTCGTGCCCGCTCATGGAATCAGCGTGAGCGAAGTTTTAAAGGGTATGTTGCGTCCGGCTATAATCCCCGCCCCCGGCAGTGTTTTTGTGGTGCTAGATTGGGTGGCTATTGAAGCACGGCTTAATCCTTGGTTGTCAATGCACCCTGCTGCGAAGGAAGTGCTTGCTGTTTTTGCAGAAAATAAGGACATTTATATTCGAGAAGCATCCAGTATTTTTCGCGTACCTGAACCAGAAGTAACTCCGGCACAACGGCAAATTGGAAAAGTGGCAATACTTTCTTGCGGATATGGAGGTAGTGTCAACGCCTTCACAGCTATGGGCCGTAATTATGGCGTTGTATTGGATAGAACAGAATCTTTAAATACTGTTTATGCGTGGCGCAGGTCTAATCCGTGGGCGGGCGCGCATTGGCGTTCGGTAGAAGAATCATATACAAGAGCCATGAGAAATAAAGGCCGTGAATTTACCGCAGGTCACGTTACTTATTTGTACGATGGGACACACCTTTGGTATATGCTTCCATCAGGGCGTGTATTATGCTATCCCTTCGCGCGCTTTGAAGAAGAAGGCGTTACTTATGCCAAAGCTGCATGGAAACCAAAATCAGACGCTAAAGAATGGCCCCGCGCTAGATTATGGGCCGGGATAGCCGTAGAAAATGCCTGTCAAGCCGCAGCAAATGATTTGTTACGCAATGCTATACGTCAAATAGAAGGCATTGTTTTAACTGCTCACGATGAAATAGTAATTGAATGCAAAGAACAAGACGCGGAAAAAGTCATGCAACAGGCAAATCAAATCATGTGTGTGCCACCTGACTGGTGCGGTGATCTGCCATTAAATACCAAACACAAAATAATGACCCGTTACGGGGAATAACAAAGCGAAAAGCCCCTCTTTTTCAAGACGGGGCTTTTCTAACCAAACTAGCAGGGGAACTAAAATGGCTGGAAGGATAATATCACAAGTAGATTTTATTGAGTATCTTCAAGGATTAGCGGCTGAAGGTGAAACAAGTTTAATAGTTCGGCAAAAACCCAAGATGAAAGGCGGCCATCCTCTCGTTCATGTAGACGGAACCGCAGCCTATGTTTGGATGCCCTCTTTGCCGGAAAACTTTACCGCGCGCGGGCAAGGCTCATGGTATGGCAATACGGGTTCCTTTATTCTTAGCCGTTTTGTGGACGGCAAGCTATCAGCGTCAGCAGCTAATTGTGAGTATGTGCTGGTGATGGTGCTGGATGATATTGGAACTAAATCTAAGGCTCCTTCCTTGGAGCCCACTTGGAAAATTGAAACCTCAGCGGGCAATTACCAGTGGGGCTATACCTTCAGCATAGATGGTGCGCCCACTAAAAACGAGTTCAGCGCAGCCATTAAAGCTATTGCAGCGGCAGGTTACACGGATGGTGGGGCTATCAACCCCGTGCGTAATTTCAGGCTCCCCGGTTCTGTCAACCTGAAACCCGGCAAGAATTTCTTTGAATCCCGGCTTCTTGAGTTTCACCCTGAACGCGAATTTACCTTAGAACAAATCTGTGCCGCTTTGGGCGTTGTGCCGGGTACAGCGGATACCGCTCAAACGCGCTTCGTTAAATTGGCTGATGGTGGTGGCGATGATGTACTGGCATGGCTATCTGAAAATAATGAAGTCATAGAAGAAGGCAATGCCGAGGGCTGGTACGGTGTGCTGTGCCCAAATTCCGACGAGCACACGGACGGCAACCCGATGGCCCGTTATCATCCAACATCGCGGTCATTCTGCTGTTGGCATGAGCATTGTAGCCATATAAATTCCAGCCGCTATCTCGAAATAGTAGCCGGTTGGGGCGCGCCTAAACATACCCCCGGTATCCGCCCGGAGCTGCTACACAACGCTTTCAATGCGGCATTAAGCACTATCACGCCAACAGGCATGTTTACCAAGACCACCGACGCATTGTTAGAAGAAATGGATTCCCGCGAATTAGGTCGCGTTCAAAAAGGTGAATGGCATAAACGCTTTGCGTATGTGCTGGTAAACGATTCCTATTTTGATTTGGAGTTCCGCCGTGAAGTTTCTCGTACCGCTTTTAACGCTATTTTCCGTCATGTGCCTTGTGCTTCCACTAATGGTGGGAGAAGAATAGAAGCCTCCGTGCATTTCGACGAGCGCCGCGAAGTACAGAACGCCACGCTTTTAACCAATTTAACTTACGCAGCAGGCGAAGGTACTTTTGTAGGCATAGATGGCGATTTGTATGGCAATAGATGGGTTAATGCGCGCCCGGATATAACAGGCCAAGGTGTTGGGGATATATCCATCTGGCTTGATCTTTTGAGTAAATTAGTACCCGCTGAAAAAGATCGTGAACATCTGCTGGATATTATGGCGTTCAAACTACAAGAGCCGTCTATTAAAATAAATCATGCAGTGCTTCATGTGGGTGATGAAGGCTGTGGTAAAGATACGCTATGGGCGCCATTCATTTGGTCAGTATGTGGCCCACGCTTGAGGAATCGTGGTTACATGGATTCCGATACCATTGGTTCTCAGTGGGGCTACGATCTTGAATCAGAAATACTTATCATAAATGAATTAAAAGAGCCAGACGCTTCCAGCAGGCGCGCCTTGGCTAATAAACTAAAACCTATAATTGCAGCGCCGCCTGAAATGCTGAACATCAATCGTAAGGGCTTGCATCCCTATCAAATGGCTAATCGCGGTTTTGTTCTGGCCTTTTCCAATGAACAAATCCCTATTACTTTGGCGTTGCAAGATCGCCGCTGGTTTTGCATATTCTCCGAAGCCCCGCGTATGCGCGACGAAGAAGGCGCTGCTATATGGTCATGGTTCAATCAAGGCGGCTTCGCGCAAATAGCAGCCTACCTGTGGAGCCGTGATGTATCGGCGTTCATGCCCGGAGCAGCCCCGGTTATGACCGAGTACAAGATGAATCTCATAGAGCATGGGCGCTCTATCGCTGAAGCTTATATCATTGAAATGATACGCAGCCGGGCCGGTGAATTTTCACCCGGCATTATTTGCAGCCCATATCATGCGTTCTGTGATCGGTTGGCAGGAGCCATACCTAGCGGAGTAAAGGTACCGCCCGCTGCTCTATTTCATGCGCTCAAAGAAGCCGGGTGGCGGGATTGCGGGCGCATATCTTCGGTGGAAAATCCATCCAAGAAACACGTTTTCGCAGAGCCATCTAAGGTATTAGGACTTAGTAACTCCCAGATACGCAACATGGTTGAGCCTAAGTGGGAAACCAATAATGTGGTAGCTATTACCCGCTAATGCTATGATGTACATAGCCAAGCTCTTGGGTTAGTAGTACCGAAGCGCTTGGGTTAGTACATTTTTTGGAAGCCGCTAATATGTCTAAACCAGTACGCAATGATTCGGGTGCCATCAAATACACCACGCTTTCTGAAGCTGCCAAAGCTTTGGGGCATAAAGGCGGTCAATCCACTTCTCCGCCTAAAGGCGCTGCCGCGAGGCAAAACGGCAAGCTGGGCGGACGCCCCCCTACAGGCAGATAGCTTTTAACTATCGGGCGCGCGGCTTCCGGCGCATTTAGCTCTGTGTCACGGCGGGGTTAATGCGCCCCGCGCAGCCCACCTCTAATATAAAGCTGGGGGATAAAAAATACCGAAATAGCCGTAAGCAACTGTTTTTTCCAAACTTTTTTCTGGGCGCAGCCCCATTTCTAGCCGTAAAAACACCCCCCTCCCCTGCCGTTGCCTAAAAAATAGGCAATGTTGCGCTGCCGCAAAATAATTGTTGCGCTGCAACAAAATAATTGTTGCGCTGCCGCAAAATAATTGTTGCGCTGCCGCAAAATAATTGTTGCGCTGCCGCAAAATAATTGTTGCGCTGCAACAAAATAATTGGCGCGCTGCAATATGCTGCGCCTGCGCCTGCGCCTGCGCCTGCGCCTGCGCCTGCGCCTGCGCCTGCGCCTGCGCCTGCGCCTGCGCCTGCGCCTGAGCCTGAGCCTGAGCCTGCGCCTGCGCCTGAGCCTGCGCCTGCGCCTGAGCCTGAGCCTGCGCCTGCGCCTGCGCCTGCGCCTGCGCCTGCGCCTGAGCCTGCGCCTGCGCCTGCGCCTGCGCCTGCGCCTGAGCCTGCGCCTGCGCCTGCGCCTGCGCCTGCGCCTGCGCCTGCGCCTGCGCCTGCGCCTGCGCCTGCGCCTGCGCCTGCGCCTGCGCCTGCGCCTGCGCCTGCGCCTGCGCCTGCGCCTG